CAGATGATGAGCCAATAGTAGATTATGGCTCTTGGTTTGATACATATCAAATAACGAAAACAGATAGTATATCAGATCCTTGGCCTAGGTTTAGTAATTCTTGGGGAACATTTCTTGGTTTTATATATCATCCAAAATACCCATTAGGTAGAAACTACTATAATGGAGAGCAGAGCAATGGTGCAGAAAAAATCATTAACCCTGAAATTGTCTATAAAAGAATAGTAGACTATGTTCCTGAAACTATAGCAAAAGAAGTATTATCTACTAATATAGAAACAGTAGATTACGAGGGTGAATTACAAAGAACTAAATCTACTAATTTATTAAGTTATCCAACACTAGTAGAAAGCCCATATATAAGTGTTACTATAGGGGATTATACTTTTGGATCTTACGATAGAGGAAAAGAATATACCATACAAACAAGGCTTGGTTCCGAGTTTTATAGACAAACAAAGCTTTTAAATAAAAACCAAACAATGACAGATGGAGCAGTACTAACAAAAGGAAAAGATAATAATATTTATGCTGAAACAAAAGATGGTAGAAGATTATTAGTAATTAATAATTATGGATCAGGCAAGGCAGACGATAATGTTTCTCATAAAATATCATACCCTAATTTCTTAGAATCTTTAGATGTTATAAAAATAAATGGGTCTGTAAATATATATACTATAAACATAGTATATCAAATAAGACCTGGTGATGACCCTAATTTTTTAGATAAAATACTTTCTTCAGAAAGTGAATTCAGAAGAATAAAAATAAGCTACGGGGACAGCGCTTCACCAAGCTTCCTATATAAAGAGGAAGAGGCAATTATAACTAAAGTAGATTGTAATGTAGATTTTTCTGAAAGCAGAATAACATATACACTACACTGTACTAGCTCTGCAGTAAAAGTTGTTGGTAATGCAATAAACTGGCCAGCATTATCAAATATTAAACCTAGTGATAAAATATTAGAAATATTAAAAAACAATAAAGATTATGGTCTATTAAATGTCTTTCCAGCTATGACTATAAATAATATAAGAAAATATGGTTGGATAGCTACTAATGATAGAGCTGTAAGAATAGAAGCTAAAATTGGATTAGATCCACTATCCTATATTAATTATCTTGTTACTTGTATGGTATCAAACGACTCTGATCCAAATGATGCTTTGAAAAAATCAAGTTATTATATGACTATTATTGACGATATACATAATGGTTATGGAGGAACTTATTTCTTAATAAAAGAAGTCAAGTCAGATTCTTATACACTACAAACAGCGGATACCTATGAAGTAGATGTAGGCTATCCTGGAGATATAGAAAACAATCACTCTAACTTAGTTATGTCTTTTAATATAAATAATGATAATTCATGGGCTTTATTGTATAATTATAATGAAAAGATGTCTTTAGATAATTATACTTATAGTATAGATAATAATGGCAACGTTATTTCTGAATATTCGCCAGCAATAACAACTTCTACTAGAACTAATACCACTAATGCTTCTCAAAAAGCTTGGTGGACAAGCATGACTAAATATCCAATAACAGCTACACTAGTTATTAAAGGATTAGTAAGATCAACTTTATTAATGACTTATTTAAGAGTGAATGCATTATTTTATGGTCAGAGACATATTTCTAGTGGGCTTTATATTATAACAAAACAAGAAGATAAAATAGATAAAAATGGTTATAGAACTATTTTATCATTAACTAGAATTGCTGGTGATCTTGATTATATTAAGACAGAAAAGAAACTTGTTACTACTACTATAAAGAAAGCTAAAGTAAAATTAGTAACTACTACTATGGATATAAGACTTTCACAGCAGTGGGATATTATACTTGGTATCGTTAAAGATCAATATGGAAATTATAAGAATACAGTAGAATTATCAAAAGAAGATGCTGAAAATTTATTTAATAAGTGTTTAACTTATTTAGAGGGATTAGAGGTTAATAGAGGCAGTGGCTCTGATGAAGAGGTAAATGCTGTAGTTAAAAATATTGGTGATTTATTATTTATTAATCAAGGCAATAATACCAGTCCTTATATAGAAGCTATTTATAAGAAAGTTGGAGAAGCAGAGAGTAATACTTTAATATCCTGGTATAATATCGGTACTGATACGAGTATAGCTATTAAATATCCAGAATGTGCTTCTCAAGATTGGTATAAAGCTTTTGAAAAGGCAGCTAAATCTGACCCAACACTAAGATTACAAAGTACTAATACTAGCTATAGACTTGTATTAGAGGTAGTTGATAAATATGATAAGTCTATTGAAACAAACTTTGGAATGTTTGTAAGAGCAATAAAAGATAAAGGGCCTACTGAAAATAAAAATACAGCTTCTACTAAATTTGTAGATTTATGTAAAACTGCCTATAACTTCGATTGTGAAATAAGAAAAGCTGTGGGTGGTAATGATATGACAGTTGAATTAGGTATAGAATTATCTAAATATGCTGATATGAATAGTGCAGTATATGGTGCTAATGGAATTATACCTAGATTAGAAAATTATGCTAAAGCTATTTCAAATAATACAAACAACTTCACAGACGCATTAAAGGATAAGTTTAGTGACGGTGGATTCGGTTATAATTATGAACTTATTTTAGTTGACTATGGTAAAGAGTGGTCTATCAAGCCGACGAGCGAAATTATAAATCCCATAGAAGATGATGGGTAAGATTGGTAGGTGTTTTAATTGTTACTAAAAGCTATTGTTGTTGAAGTTATTAATAAATATTCTATTAAAATTAGAATACCTAGATATGATAAAATAGAAACAGCTTTTTTACCTACTAACGATGATGATTTAGGTATAGCGCCTATTTGCACTCTTCCAGGAATACAGCCAATTTATAAGCCTGGAGATGTTGTAATTGTTGGTTTTGAAAATGGTTTACAGAATTTACCTATTGTTTTAGGACAATTATATTGTATAAAAAATATAGATTCATCATCATCTATAAACTGCGATTCATTAAATGTTAATATAGATGCTTTATTAACAAAAGATATAAACATTGGTAATATTTCTTATAAGGATTTAAATAAACTTAAAGGAATAGATGATACTTAAATTAATTTAAAGGGTGCTGATAAAAATGTACTCAATAAAATTTCCAGATATGCTATCTTCTGCTAAAACTAATTTAGTAGAAGATAAAGCTGCAACTTATAATAATTTATATTTACTATTAAAATCTAGTCAAAATTCTTTATTAGGAGATCCAGCATTTGGTACTAGATTAGATAGTACTATATATAGTCATACAGCTCTTATAAAAGATCTAGTAGTAGATAATATTTATTCTTCTATAAGAACATTTATACCTCAATTAAGTGTAGATAGATCAAATATAAGAGTACTAAGTTCTGGTACTAGATTATTAGGTTCTATAAAAGGTACTAATATAAAAGACAAAACAGTTAGTATGTATGATATAGGATTAACTAGTGATTTTACTTCTGAATAAAGGAGTGTTTAAATAAATGGCAATAAATGATATTGTTTCTCCACTTCAGTCAACATCTTATACAAATAAAGATTTTCAAAGCATATATGTTGAATTATTAGATTTAGTAAAACAGCTAACATATAGGTGGGATCCAAGTATTTCAAATGAATCTGATCCTGGTGTTATTTTATTAAAGCTAAATGCTCTTATAGCTGATAAGTGTAATTATAATATTGATAAAAATGTGTTAGAGTGTTTTCCATTGTCAGTAACTCAGCAATCTAACGCTAGACAATTATATGAGCAGCTTGGGTATTATATGCATTGGTATCAATCTGGAACTTGTGATTTATCTATTAAATATATAGGTAGTAGTGATGGAAACTCATATACACTTCCAGCATTTACTATGGTTGTTGATCCTGATTCTACTGTATCGTATAGTATTTTAGGACCTCTTAGTGCTAATCCTAAAAATATTGGTGATTTTAGTATATCCACTACTGGTAAAATAACACAGGTTAGAGCTATGCAAGGTGTCGCTGTTAACTATGATATTAATGGAGAAACAACGATAAGAATAGATAACTTAGATGAAAATAATAGATTATATTTTCCAACTACTAATATAGCTGAAAATGGTATTTTTATTAGAAATATTGATGGCGCAGATAGTAGTTATATGCAGTGGGAGAGAAGAGATAATTTATTAATAGAAGAGCTAGGAAATAAATATTTTAAATTTGGATTAAGTAAAGATCAGTTATCCTGTTATATAGAGTTTCCAGAAGATGCTTCATATTTAATAGGTTCTGGTATTAATATTGTTTATATTATTAGTAATGGTGTAGATGGTAATATTTCATCTAATACTTTATCCAAATTCATGTCTAGTATTACTATAGATGATATTACCTTTAATGAAGATACTGTATATCTTACAAACACCACACCCAGTGTAGATGGAAAAGAT